GGCCGACATAGCGTGCGGCCCATGCAATCGTCATCGGAATAGTCCCGGGCAAAGCATTTGCGTGGCCCGCTTACCCGGCCATACACGTTGCAGATAATCCCATCCGACGATGTCGCCGCTGACGACCATGTAATCGACTTTGACGTTGATCAGAAAAGCCCGCGAGAAAGAATAGACGACCGTGGTTGGCGGCGACCCGCCCGAAAGCTCGACGCGCGGATCAACAGCCGTATTGAAATCAGCAGACGATAAGACCTCTAGCTTCAACCTGGGTGGTGCGACGAGGCTGCGGATCGTTTCGCCGATACGCGAATCAATATTCTGGATTGCCAGTTGCGCTTTCGGTGGGCCTTCGTCGTCCGATAAAATCTGGATATCGAATGGGAAGCCGGTAAAGGTGAAGCCGCCGTAAATATAATCCTTGGTATCCCAGACGACGCGGATCGGATCGGAGAGCTTGCTATGCGTGATGGTGAGAAAGCAGATATCCGCTTCGCCGGAAAATTGCGCTTCGATCTCCTTGCGAAATGAAAGCTGGATATCGCGGGGCATTACGGCAACCGCACAAGCTGGAAGCTCACGGAATGAAAGCCGGGTGACGTGCGCGTGATGCGAGGATCGCTGGCAAACATCCAGCTATAGTTCGTCTTGGTGACGGGGTGGTTCATCGTAAACGGCAGCGAGCCGTCTTTTAGTGTCGTCTCATGAAACGTCTTGAACGACGCGAGCTGCGCGGTAGAGAACCGCCACGTTGTATCCGTTATCCAGCCTTTCGCCGTCGAGCGTCGCCGATACTTTGGCGGGCCAACCTCGGGCTGAAACTTCGCGACGTTGGGCTGCGGCGTTTCTTCGAAGCCATTGAGGATCGGGCATTGCGGAATCGTGGAAGGCCAAGCTGCTGTTGTCATCGTGATTTCACCGCGCGTAGGCCATAGCGACCGCGTTGGACATCATCAAATCCGCCTTTCGAGAAATGCTTCTTGACGACGCCGATTATCAGTTCCTCGCCGTTTGGTCCCGAACGCTGCTCCTGCGTCGTCTCGGTATCCTGCGAGGCATAATTATTAACCAAGACTTTAAGGCCAGCCGCCGAGCCGCTTCGCGTAACCTGATTGGGAACGATAGTGCCTGCGCCCTTGGGAATGAAAAGCTCGGGGCCGTGCTCGCCGACGACATACGGCGTATTGGCACTAACCGGCCCGCCAGCAGCTTTGCCGCCGCCAAAGCCCGATGGCGATCCGCCACCAAACAGGAAATTGAAACCCCCGCCACCACTTCCAAACAAACCTGATAACGCGCCTGCGAGCGGGCCAGTTACCGACATGCGCAACGTCAATCGCACAAGATCGCGAATGATAGAATCCGTCATCGACTTAAAAGCATCTTGGAACGTGCGCGTGCCGGTAGCGAAATCGGCAAAATTGTTTTCGAAGCTCGTAAATGATGACGTGACGATTGTATCGAACTGCTTAAACCCGTTTGCTGCATCCAACCCGAACCGCGTTAGCTCGGGGAGCTTTGACGCAGAGACGATCATCGCCTCATAAGCGTCTTTCGATTCCTTGACTGCTTTCGCCCGAGCCCGCTCCGCTTCGGTGTTATCGATGATGCCTTTGTTCACATCAAGCTGGATACGCGCAAGTCTAGCGTTCAATATTTCCTGTTCCGAGGCGACACCAAGGCTTACACGCACCGCTGTATTCTGTTCCAGCTGCGCGACGTTAAAAGCTTGTAGCGCTCGCACGCGGGCGGCACCTAGCCTCACATCGTCCTGAACAGCTTTATCTAATTGCAGCGTTTTTTGTCTCAACAAATCTTGTTGCGTCGCCGCGTCGCCGAGAACGCCAACCCAGCGCTCCTGAAATGTTAGATTGGCTGCAACCGCATCTTTCTCCTGCTGCAATGCCTCTGCCGCTTCGAGCGTGCGCTTGATATCTGCCGATGGGCGGGCCTGCGGGATAACAGTCTTGACTTCGAATTGCGTTAGGCCGGATTCATCGACGCCCGATGCCCCGCTGCCGCGACCTCGTTGCGGAGAAACGGCGAGCCCTGGCACTTGCAGATTGGAAAGATTTTCGTTGCCGGTTTTGCCGCCGCTTAATTTGCTGAGATCGATGGTGCGTGCAGCTTGGGCGATATCATTGAGCTTCTGCGCGATGAAGGCGATTACCTGCGCGGTTTCTTTCTGCGCCTGCAATTGCGTTTCGGCAAACGCCTGTCCGAAAAGGTTGTCGCTTTTCTTTTTGATCTCGTCGATATCTTTTTTCAATTGAACGATGCGATCATTCAGCCCCTTGTCAACGCCTTTACCCAGCGCTTCGAGGCTATCGCCAGCCGCTTTGATGCCGCCCTTGCCCGCGAGGTCTTGCAGAATACGACCGACTTCAATTTGCCGTTTGCCGAACAGATCGGACGCGAAAGCATTTTTCTGAAACTGATCGGCAAGACCATCATAGGCCTTGATAACAATATCGATGGCCTCTGCCGTGCTGTTCGCGTTCGTCACTTGCCGGATCAAAGCCGGATTGATCTTCGCCAGCGCATCGTAAAGCGGGCCGGTGCCCTTCGATTTCAATTCATCGATTGCGACAGTCATACGCTCGATGCCGCGCTCAGCTTTTTCGAAATCGACGCCGGTTGCGGTGGCTGACTGGCCTAACGCTTTTAATTGATTGAGCGTGAAGCCTGTCGTCTCTGCCGCCTCCTTCATCGCCTTTTGTTTTTCGACAAATTTGTCGGTTTTGTCGTTTAGAAATCCAATCGCCAACGTCGCCGCGCCGATACCAGCCGCCACTGTCAATCCAACAGGGCCTAGTGCACTAAATATTCCGCCGATAGGACCCGCCGACGCAGCAAATCGAGAAACAAAGCTGGAAAATTCCTGCTCTATTTTTGAATTCATTTGCGTGAAGCGCGTCTCAATGGCCTTCGTCTGCGTGTCTGCGATCTTGACCGCGTCCTTCATGTCCTTTTCGAACTTGGTCAGTTGCGCGGACAGCGCGACGACGAGCGCGGCAGTATCAGCCATTTAATTCGGCCTCGCCGCACGCAAGTGATCATAGTCGAGCAGCATTTGATCGAACTCCTGATCCGTTGGTGCTTCTAGTTTCTGTTCTGGATTGTTCGCGTAGTTGACGCCATCGATGCACGCCGCCAATTCCCACATCGTCATCTCGTCTAGTTCACGCGGCGAGAATCCGACTGCTGCTCCGAGCCCGTAGATAACGGAGCGCTTGTAGCGTCCGTCGTCCCGGAAGATGGAGCGTCCTGCGCCTTCGCTCCCGCTGGTGTTTTTTTTTCTGGATTATCGTCTTGCACGCCGACGAGCGCCGCCATGATTACGGCTTGCGCGGGCAGGACGTTTTCGGCGAACGGGCGATCATCCACATAACGATTGATGAGCGTCATCGCTCGTTCCGGTATCGCGCCGCCGCCGATAAGTCCGAGCCTGAGGGTTTCCCGTATATCGTTGAAATGCCACTTGCCGTTTGCCAAGCGCGTATAGATTTCGGCAAAGCCGCAGCCGCATTTTTCCTCAAGCTCAAGCACGCATTTCAGTTTCGCAACATTGAATTTATGCGTGCCGTCTGCCCACTGTAGTTCGATTTCGCCACTAGGCATTAGCTTACGCTGCGACGAACGCCAGCGCCCCGTTGTTGACCATCGTTACGTCGATGTTCACTTTCTGACCTCGAACGCCGCTATAGGAGAGCTTCGACAGGATGAACGCGCCCTGCAAATAGCCCAAGCCCAGCGGCGACGTTGTCGGAGAGACAAGCTGGATACGCGCTTGCCGTTCTGTCGCGCCGAGAAACCAATCAAGCCACGTGTGGAAACTCTCGACGGCCATCACGCCGCTGCCGGTAACTTCGGCAGACAGCGAATTGACGTCTTTCGCTTCCCAAGCTGGCAAGCTTGGATCGGTACAGTCGGGGATGAGCGTCGTGTTCGTCGAGGCATTCAGATCAAAGTTTTTCGTCGTCAGGCCGCACGGCTCCGAGAACACATCGGGCGAGCCGGGGCTATCGCCGCCCGTGCCGATCAGCACGAGCAGTTTAGTACCGGGAATAACAGTAGGT